CTCGAACTAAGCAACGATGAAATCCAATACCTTTTAAGTTTGCTAGGTGAACAGCCTACAAAAACAGGTGCGTGGTTAGTATTGCAAAACATCAATCAGCAAGTGCAAAAGCAACAAGGGGAAGAAAATGTCTGAAGGTTACAACTGGACAATTAACAGTCTGCAAGTGATGAATACGCCTGAACCGCAAACTGTGGTTATGAGCAATTTCACGATTGCTAAAGATGGACAACAGGTTAACTACTCGGTCAACTTGCTACCTGCAAACCCCGATGACTTTACCCCGTTTGACCAAATCACACAGGAACAAGCCCTTGCGTGGACACAAGCCGCACTTGGCCCTGAACGTGTAACCAATATGGAAACAGAAGTTGATTTTCTGATTGCACAAGCCGCTGTACCTACGCCACAACCTGCGCCGTTGCCTTGGGGTTGATGATGACTAGCATATCGTCAACGGATGCCCGTCTAAGTACGCATGAAGAAGTTTGTAGCCTACGCTATGAGCAGATTAACGCCCGTTTAAAGCGGCTAGAAGGCATCTTAATCAAAGCGTGCGGAACTATGCTTGTCGCTATGGCGGGCGTAGTCTATACGTCTATGTTGCACCTAAAATGAACTATTGGACAGAGGCAATTATTGCTCTGTGCATTTTTATTATTTTAATTATTTGGTGCGGCGGTGTAATTTTTATGTTTTGGGGATAGAAAATTGACCCACTTACCGCTTTCGCTATAGCAAACGCCGCTTTTAAGGGCGTTAAGGCATTGGTGTCTGCGGGGCGGGAAATTGAAGATGTTGTTGGTCAACTAGGCAAGTGGTACACGGCGGCGGCTAACTTTTATGTTGGTGCAAATAAAAAGAAAAAGCCAAAGTTATTCGGCAAATCCACTGACGGAATGTCTGTTGAAGAAGAAGCAATGCACATTGCTGTTGCCCGTGAAACGATGCGGAAACAGGATATGCAGTTGCAAAGCCTTATAAAAATGCGCTATGGGATGGACGTTTTTAAACAGATGATGGATTTGCGGATTAAGTTACAAAAGCAACGTCTGCAAGAAGAAGAAGATTTACGCAAAGCAAGGGCTAAGTTTCACAATGAACTATGGTTTGCGGCAAGCGGCATTATTGCTTTGGTAATTTTCTTTTCAATTTTGTGGAACATGGCAACATACACATACAAAAAATGAATGACGACAAAACAAATGACACATTAAGCAAGGTTTTATCTTATGTAGATAGCCCGTTTAAATTGTTCGCCCTACTGCTCATGGCGGTGTTTGCTTTTTCCGGTTACTTTGTTTGGCAAAACCAATCATTCCTGTTTGAAGCCTACAAAGAAAATAAGAAACTACCAACGATTGCTGAAGATAGGGCGGAAGATGTGGCGGCACATTTATTCAAGAACACCAATGCGGCGGTGGTCGCTATCTTTAAAGTTAACCCGTTGTTTGGTACTCGCGTTTTGTATCGTGCCTATACCCGCGAAGGCAGGGATAAAACGCACGAAGGTTTAGACGTTGGTCTGTTTACGCAAAGTTCAGCAAATAACCGTGACGTAGTGGCTTTAATGGCTAATGATATTCCCTGTAGCGAATACGTTGTACCGCAAAGCGAAATAGGACTTTGGTACATTGACAAAGGCGTTACGTTTGGATGCCGTGTTTCTGTACCGCCTGAACAGGGTCGTTTTGTCGGGCAGATTACTGTTGGTTGGGAAAAAGAACCCAAGGATATAGAAAAAGCCAAGGGTATGTTACAAATTGCAAGTACGATGTTAGCGAGGGCTAAACAATGATGGGATTAGATTCGTTATTACAAATAGGCGGGAAACTAATTGACAAGTTAATTCCTGACCCTGAGGCAAAAGCCAAGGCTCAATTTGAATTAACTAAAATGGCGCAAGATGGTGAGTTGGCTAGGATGGCTAACGAAACCAAGTTGTTTGAGGTGGAACAAGAAAATGTCACCCGCCGAGCAGAAGCGGATATGTCTAGCGACTCATGGTTGTCTAAAAATATTAGACCTATGACGCTTATATTTCTACTGCTTGCATATAGTGGATTTGCGGTGGCTTCAATTTTTGGGTGGGAAACTCGCGGTGCTTATGTTGAATTGCTAGGCCAGTGGGGAATGTTGGTTATGTCGTTTTATTTTGGTGGTCGCACAATGGAAAAAATTGCTGATAGGATTAAAAAATGACTGAACACTTTACGCTTGAGGAACTAACGCACACCGACCATCGGACATTGGACAACACGCCCAATGAGGCTGAACTGGCAAATATACAAAGGTTGGCTGAGTTTTTAGAACAAGTTAAAACCTTGCTAGGCGGCAAACCTATTATGGTTAACAGCGCGTTTCGCAGTAAAGCCGTTAACGACGCGGTAGGCAGTAAAGACACATCGCAACATAGGTTAGGGTGCGCCGCTGATATTCGCGTGCCTAGCATGACCCCTGACGCGGTGGTGCGGGCAATTATTGCGTCCGACTTGCCATATCATCAAGTCATTCGTGAATTTGACCGATGGACACATGTCAGTATTACAAATCAGGCGGGTGAAACGCCACGTAAACAGGCTTTAATTATTGATAAACAAGGCACTAGATTATTTGCGTAATAAGGCGGGGCTACTTATTAAGTTTCTGTTTCGCCGCGACCCTGAAAGGACACCACAAACTTAACTTTCACTCCTAAATAAATTATAGGCTAAACGTGGTGAGGTTTAGCAATTCGTGTTCGCTGATGCCGTAATGTTTTTCAAATCCCTTGTGCCCAAGCCCATGGACACCCGTGTTACCGCGATGATGTTCTGTGCATAAACCAATGACAGGGGCATTGTCACGTTTACCGCCAAATCTGCGGATGTGATGGATTTCACACGGCGTTTGTCCAAGGTCAAGGTATCGGCATAATATGCACCCAAGTGATGCGACTTGTTCATAATGTTTCTTTGTAATATTTTTCATCAAATGGAATTAAAGAAGTTTGCGGAACAGAATAAAAATAACCCCGACCAATGTCTCTCAAATTGTCAGGATGCAAAAATCGTTCGCGCCCAATCCATCCGACAATCCGAACGTGAGAGGGGTGAATTTCTGTTAAGACAAAAAAGGCGGCAGGTTTTCCGGCAGAGCCTTTTACGGCGTTAAGGTTACCGCCTACGGTTTTGGTACTTTTAACCTCAAGCGGCTTGCCATCACGGGTCGTTAAATCTGCACCAAATTGCCTAAAATCGCAGTTTAAATCAAACGACAAATTAAGCGTTTTGGCAACAGCGTATTCCGTTAGCACGCCATCAATACACATTTGCATTGGGTTTTGCGTATTGTCTTGCCTATTATCCGGTACGTGCTGTGCGGTAATTTTGTAACGCATCTCGCCTATGTAACGGCAAATGTCATATTCGGTCTGCGTAAAATAAACGTTTAAATACCGCTTGTTATGGTCATTCATCATCATTAGGCCATTCGTATTTAAGCCAAAATTTGTAATTTGCCCATGCTAATAGGCAATACCACATACGCCTTTCATCACGACCCATAAAAGAATGTTCACAAATTTCCGCAATTTTCAACAGCGTTTCCTTTGATGGAGGTGTGTTGCCAAATGGTTTATGTTTCATGTTGTTGCCCTTCCTTCGGCTCTTGCTGATGCCTCTAAACTACGCCACACTTCAATTTTTGCCTCTGCCGCAATCATTAACCAGCGTAAACGTTCGCATTTAGCCACCGCTTGCTCAAGTACGCGCAGATGCGCTTTGTAATCAGGGTGTGAATAGGCGTAAGTTTCTTTTGCAGACTCTGTTCTTTCGCTACAGGAGGCCATTAGAGACGCTTTTATTGTTTTACGGTACTCAGTCATGTAAATTACATTTGCTTTTGCCTGAGCGTATTCTGATGCGTTGTCGCGTATGAAATCTAGTGCCTTAAACGGGCTGATGTCTTGTTCTGTCATGATTCGTTACCTGTTGTTGAATGATTGCGTTGTAATACTGTTTTGGCATTGGTGCTTTTTTGTCCAACAAATTGCGGAACCATTCAGCCCCGCCAAGTTGATTAAAAATAATCCATTGCCTGTCTGACATACGTATTTGTCTGCCAATAAGTTTTTCGGGTGGTTTGGGTCTTGGCATATCACAACTCTTGCACTGTGACGCGATATTGTTTGCCAAACATATCCAATACATCAATTGTTTTTGTGGTGGAACAAAATTCTCCAAATTCGCCGAGGTCAAATTGCACCATGCCAACTTGATCAATCAAACATTCGGTGTCTCTGTTTATCAACGTTTGATGTATTAGATTGGCTATGTAATCGCAATACGCCAATTTTAATGTTTTGCTCATCATGATTTCCTTTTTAAAGATGCCAGCATTTCACGCTCGGCTTGGGTTGGGGGTCTGGTTGTTTTCTCGTCTGCTTTAATTTTGGCTAATGCCGCATCAGGCTCATTTGATGCAGGAACTGTGAGCCTAACAATGTCGTAAGGATTAGGTTTTGCCGCCTTACTGTTGCGTACCCAATTACGCCATGTAGCGGCCCAATCAAGTTTCACGCCTTTTTGCCCTGCCTGTGCAATCCAGTAATCTCTGAACTGCTCTGCTGTCTGCCTGATGTTCAGGTCGGGTCGTTCTGTCTGTGCCCACTCGCCCCAAGGCTTTGGCAAAAACCAATCTTGAGCGAGGCGTGAGCCGCGCTGTGCCTTTTCTTTAATTGGTTTATGGTTTATGGTTATTGGTTCTTGGTTAGGGTTATTTTGGCTTTCGTTTGGTAACCCAGAAATAACCGACTGGGTTTTTCTTGGTCTGCCGCCTAGCCTTCCATTGTTCTTGTTTTTCTCTACTTGCTGAGCGTAGTCTTTAATTTCTACTTCAATGC